ATCGTGGATGACCCATGAGCAGAAGCCCCCATAGTACCTAAGCACCCCCCCCAGCCCTATCTAGCCGTCCTAGTGGCCTCGTCTAGCCTTTGCCTGAACCTCGCGCTGAAGCCCTCAGAGCGGCTCTCCACGATGCCTGAGACGATGCGGTAGAACGGGAATCGCTTCTTGTACTGCGCCTTGTCAATGTAGGCTGCGACCTTGCGTATCTTCTGGCCTCCAGCCTTAGTCTTCCTGCCGTACCGCTCCCAGATACCTTCGCCCCACTCTGGATGACCTTTAGGCGAGCCGTTGAAGTACTTGCTCTTATCGTTAATCATCTGCTGCAATCTGCCACGAGTGAAGTTGCCGTACTTGTTTAGCTTCGACTTGTATGTACTTGTCAGGATAGTCTGACGCTCTGGTAGTTCAGTGCCGCCTTCTATCTGCTTCTCTAGGTACGAGTGGCTGTCTCGTAAGAAGACCTCAGCTAACAGGTTCATCTTGTTAGAACTGCGATAGAAGAACGCTCGCTTGGTATAGCCAGTAGCACCGCCTTCAAACTTCTTGTCGGTCTGCCTATTAGACTCCTTACGAGCGAACATAGCTACATCATTCAGCGCCCTTGATGCTGCGAATGGTATCTGACGTTGGTACTTGTAGTCCAGATTCTTTGCCACTTCCTTCATGTTGTCGCTTATCACTATCTGCATCTGCTTTACCCTTGCCGAATATCAGGTCGAAGTTAGTATCGAACTGGCTCTTGCTTACCTGCCTTGGTCTTTGCTTTGATCCTTTACCCATGATCTTGTCCTCTGGTTATTATAGCAGTTGCTTGGCTTGCTCCCTTGCGCCGAGCCATATCCTCTCCGAGAAGGATAGAGGCCGCTTATCTGAATGGCCGCTTGGCACTATATCTATCTTACCTCCAGCCTTTAGAAACTGGCGCGTATGTATCTCTAGCAGCTTACGCTGCTGCTCTTTCTGTGTCATGTGACCTCCATTATTACTTGGTTGATGTCTAGCTCTGTCCTGCGGTTGCGCCTAGCCATTGCCTCTCGGTACGCCTTGGCATCTTGAAACTTGACCCGCTCACCATTAGATCTCGCCAGGTCTATTGAGTAGATCAGGAAGTCATCAGAGTCTCGCGTCTTGGTTAGTAGGTAGTTAGCCTCTGGCGCAAAGCTGTCATGGAATAGCTTCTTAGGGTCTATACCCAACGCCCTAGCCATGTCTAATCCGTTAGCGCCGCAGGAGAAGCAATGCCCTAGCAGGTTGCCGTTCTTCTCTGTGATGTAGGCGCTAGGGTTCTTGTCGCCGTGTACTGGGCAGCATACCTGGTACTGCTTGCCTCTGATCCTAGCCTTGTCAAAGTAGCTTGCGAACTCTTCTAGTGTCATGGTCGTCTCCTGTTGGCGTAGGCTATCTGCTTATGCTTAAGCCACCCTATAACGTCCTGAGACGCGAGAGGAGTGTGCTTTCTGTTCAATGACTTAGGCCATACCCCGAACTTCTCTCGATACTTATGAGATACCCAGCCGTCAGCGTAACCCTTTGTGTGCGCGTAGAAGTGTAGTTCATTAAACCACCGCTCCTTCATCTCTTTGGTTGCTGGCTCAGCCTTGGTAACTTTCTCCAACATAGAGCTGTCGTGGTATATCTTCTCGCTGGACGGTATCTCGTAGCCGCATGGAAAGCACTTACGACCTGTGAAGATACTCGCGCACTGAGGGCAGGTACGCTGGATCGGCTCTTTCTCTTCCTTCTTGGTCTGGTTCTTCTCGTTGAACTTCTTAGTCCCGTCATCGAGGGACTCAGGGATGATGTCCTCTGGGAAGCCGTGGGTCTTGAGATTTCCTGCGTGGTCTAGGTAGGTGGCTCTCTCCTTGCCCTCACAGATTCTCCATATACGCCCCGCCCGTTGTATGAAGGCTATTTTGGACTTGGTGGGGTAGCAGTCTAAAAGTATCTCAACTGAAGGGTCGTCATAGCCCACACCCAACAGCATCGAGCAGCTCAGTACTAAGAAATCGCCATTTGCGTGTCCCTCATAAATGATCTGCCTCTCCTCGTCTTTCATGTAGCCATCTATATGAGCTGCGGGTATTCCTGCGGCCTCGAACTGCTCGACCAAGGCTTTGCTATACGCCACTGACGTAGTAAATGCGATTGCCTTCTTGGTTAAGCCGCCAGAGTGTTTGCGGTAGTTCTCAATGATGTCACCTGTGAGTACCGTGTCCTTCTCTATCGCCTCAGCCAAGCCCTTCGGGTCGTAGTCCGAGCCACCTGTCTTCAGAGCCTTAGTCTTTACGCCCTTTAAGTCAGCCTTGCGACCTGCGTAGTAATCGGTAGGACATAGGTAATTCTTAGCGATAAGTTCCCGTGGGGTGATTGTCATGATTAAATCGTCGTAGATTTTACCCAGACCCTTAGAGTAGGGAGTGGCGCTTAGGCCAATGAACGGGACGTTGTTGTACCTATTCATGAAGCCTTCTATCAGCCCCTTGTAGGTAGTATGCGCCTCATCGATTATCCCAAGGCCAAACGTGAAGTGATTACGCCGGGTGGCGGTCTGGACTGAGGCTATCTGTATCAATTTGTCCGGGTCATACCTGGGGTCATCACCTTGAAGGACACTGAAGTCAGCCCCTAGTCGCTCGAAGGTAGCCACGGTTTGCGAGACTAACTTTATGCGGTCGCAGAAAAACACCGATTTGATGCCCTTTTGGGCTGCATTCATCATGATATGGGCTGCAATCATGGTCTTACCCATACTACAAGGAGCAGCCAGCAAAGGACGCATTTTACCGTTGCGTAGAGACTGCCTTAAAGCCTCTACTGCAACTTCTTGGTGTGGGCGTAAGCTAACCACTATGCCACCTGCTCTACAGTGATTTGCTCTTCAAGCGTGTCACGAGCTATTTTCTCAGCCTCAGACTGAAGGAGGGTTTTTTTAGACGAATCCCAGAGACGTTGCTGTATCTGGGCAGACTCGGAAACAACATGGTCGTCAATGTACCATGCACGGTACTTCTCAATGCCAGCTTTATCTTTGGCGCAGTAGCCAAATTTCTCACCGTTACGCGATAAACTCCACATTAGAAGTCCCCCCTGCGGACACCGTTGTAGTCATACTTATCAAGAACAGGCACATCATGCAGGTCTGTGTAGCGATTCCATATCTTAGAATCTAGGTCATCCATGATGAAACGCTTGGCTGTGTCAAAATAAGGCTCATACTTGATGAAGAAGTCATCGTGACTCATCTTGCCAACAAATGCCTTAGCCATATCAACATGGAACTGCGCATATTCAGCGTTTGAGCTTTCATAAAACATTATCTCTTGCAGCTCGTCAGGGCTTTCCTCAGTCGCAGCAATAACCAACTCGTTAGCGGCTGCGTCTGTAGCCTCTACACAGCGGTTTTCACGGTCAATGAGGTTATCAAGGTTTGCGTCAATCGCGTCTTTTACAAAGTTCATATTACTCTCCACAAGTAATGTTAAGGTTTTTAAAGTCAGGCCAGCCAAACTCACCGATATTCTTGACGGTCGCGCAGTTCGCGGTCAAATAGGTTTTCCATTATTTGTCCTCCAAACAGGTATAAGTAATAGCAAAATCCAATGAGTCCACTTTTAACAACTGCTCCGCAAGCCATGCTTTGCCTTGTTCGTGACACTCTTCTAGGCTTACTGTTGTATTCGTTGTAACAGTGTTGGATTGAGCCAACATAATTGTCAGCGTAAGGATAAATTTCATTCTTCATACTCCGAATTATCAGCGAGATACTCTTGACGGTCGCGCTCCAGCTCTTCTGGGCTGACGTAATCTTCTTCCGTCTCTGTGAGATAACGGTCTAAATCTACATCTACTGGGTCTCTGTTCATGCTTATTCCTCGCACTTGATGTTAGAGTTATAGGGAGGCCAACCTGCGCGATCTATCTCAGGTCGTGGATCGTTCTGCCAGATCGCTACCATCTCACAATATGCAGCGTCCTGGTCTGGCTCTGGCGGTAAGCTGGAAAGCATTAACAAGGTACAAGCTAGGACTGCCATAATTATTGCTATTTTCATGTGTATCTCCTTTGCCGCATCATTTGCGGTTCAGGTAGATCATGCCTATCTAAAACCAAGTTATCAACTTATTTCGTTGTTAATTGGTATCAATGTATTTCAATATAAGACTCTCGGCCTATAGCCTTTTCAGTGGAGTGACACTCAGGGCAGTACCAGCAGACTCGGTACATAACTAGCTTATTGTCGGTAGATCGCTCTTTAAACCCTATGACCTCACCCATCGTGTCACCGCAACGGCAGGGCTTCTCACTCAGTTCGGTCATTCTTTTCTCCTGTCTTTAGAATATACAGCACATCTTCTAACGTGCAGTTTGAGTGAGACTTGAAGTTACACCCATCGTAGACGGTCTTCTTGCTGCCGTTAGGCCACCACTGGACTTGACGGTAGCCGAAGCTAAATTCAATATGCTTCCCTTTATGGGCCTTCACTTTTACGCCATCAAACAAATTCTCTGGTATTTGGTAAGACATTGATTATTCTCCTTTTTTTTGTTTGGACACGAATTTTAGGCGCAATCGCCCTTTTTCCCCCGCAAACCCCCAGAGCCTTATACACTCTGACGCTAACGCCTGCCGAAGCAGAAGCCCGAAGGCTTGGTACTCAATGTAACGCCCACCTGAGTGAGTCGCTTCCCCTGACTTGACGCTTCACAGCGTGGATCAGTCAGCCACTATTGTATAAGTATCTCACCAACGGTTCGTGGCAGTCTCTTGCGAGTTTGCGGTTGCCTGTTGTCAAGGGCGCAGACAGAGCAGGGCGATTTTGTTGGCTTGACCTCCCATTTCTGGGGCTTTATTTAAGGCAGAGCTTGCCATGAGCCAGAGTACGTCAGGCTTTGCCACACGGTCGGGGGACTAGATAAGGGGGAAAGAGATTGTGACAAACACTATATGTTGTGTATACTTGGCTTGTCGGGTTTCTAACTCTTTCTACAGTTCCAGTCGGAATTTAGGGCTGTCAACCCACCGACATCTTTGATGTTATTCTCCTTTAGAAGTCATTGCAAGCCCCTGTTGAGAAACACGGGCTTCTTTTTTGCTTGATCTAACAACCATTATGGTTTACGATTCAATCTCACATAGGGGAATAATATGCATACATCTAATGAAATCAATGACCTAGCTGCGGCACTAGCCAAAGCCCAGGGGCAGATGGGTGGCGCGATAAAAGGCGCTAAGAACGATTATCTCAAAAGCAGTTACGCTGACTTGGCATCAGTGATAGCTGCTGTAAAAGAGCCGATGTCCAATAACGGCCTAAGCTATATCCAGTTGCCTTTTAGCCGTAAAGACTCGGTCGGAGTCACCACGAGAATCTTGCATTTATCAGGTCAATGGATCGAGTCTAGCTTCTCTATCCCGACTCCCAAGCATGACCCTCACACCTACGGGTCTATTGTGACCTACTGTCGCCGCTTCAGCCTTCAGAGTGCGCTAGGGGTTAGCGCCGAGTCTGACGATGACGGCAACTCTGTCACCAAACAGGCTGAGGCTAATATAAGTACAGAGCAATGTCATTCAGTCAAAGCGATGCTTGAGCTAACCAAAACAGACGAAACCCGTTTCCTGAAGGCGTACAAGGTAGATTCTATAGAGAAGATGACCGTCTCGCAGTTTAAGAACGCCGTGACTATCCTTGAGAAGAAGCGCAAGGAGAAGAAATGAGAGAGCTTAAACTAGAGCAAGGCTCCGAGGAGTGGCTACAGGCTCGCTGTGGCGTTGTTACAGCGTCTAACTTCTCCAAGGTATTCACCACTGCGGGAAAGCTGTCTACGAGCCGTGACGGGCTTGTAAACCAAGCTGTCGCAGAGAATCTCATGGGTCACCCAGTGGATAGCTTTAAGTCAGAGGCTATGCAGCGCGGGAATGACCTCGAACCCCAAGCGCGAGCGATGGCAGAAATGCTGCTTGACGTTGATATTTCTGAAACTGGCTTAGTTAAGCTAGACGACCATGAGATAGGCTGTAGTCCTGACGGAGTGTTCGGAGACAGTGGCGTTGAAATCAAATGCCCGAACGCTTCAACTCATGTAGGTTATCTACGGGCAGGTAAGATGCCCACGACCTACGTTCAACAGATTCAAGGACAGATGCTAGTCCTAGAACTAGAGTCATTGTGGTTTCTAAGTTTCCACCCTGACCTACCGCCGTTCCTGATCGAAGTGAAACGGAATGACAAGCTGCTAGACCTGGCGTTACCTCTGCTAATAGAGACCGCCGACATCATTAAAGAGCAAACTCAAATACTAAGGAGCAAGATATGAATTACGATAATAATAACCGTGGTGGGCTGTGGAAGAACGACAAGCGAACTACCGAGAAACACCCGCAATTGAGCGGCGCTGCTGAAGTAGACGGCAAGCAATACTGGGTATCTGCGTGGACTTCTAAAGGCGAAGGCAACAAACCAATCGTTAGTCTGTCTTTCAAGCCCAAGGATGAAGCGCCAGCGCAGCAAGCAGCTCCGCAAGCTCCTGCTGAGGACTGGAGTGATGATATCCCTTTTAGTTGAACCCTTTTTAGTTTTGCGCTATGCTCTGAGGGTGTAATAAATACGGAGCAAAAGTAATGGCGCAAAAATCATGTTTTAAGTGCAAACAAGTTAAATGCTTGTCTGAATTTTACAAACACAGTGAGATGAAAGACGGGCATTTAAATAAATGCAAAGATTG